CAATAATGCCAGAGTCTCTTGCTTTCTGAGTCTTTGCTGATTCAATACCACTTTCATTGATTAGATGTGTAACATCCATCGTCATAGACGACTTCACAATATAGCCTTGCTCTTTCAGAGCGTCTGTTGCTTCTGCTTTCGTCTTAAAACTCTTTAGTCTACCAGAAATACATATGACTCCCTGAACGGAGGTTTGCATTGTTGGTTGGTCGAATACAAAAGTATGTGGTAACTCACAGAAAGGATACTCATTTTCTATCCAGTTAACCAGCGATTCAGTAACCTTAGGACCAAGACCGGCTGCCTTGCAACTTTCATAGTTTACATCATGAATGTTCTTACATACTGATGAAAGTTTAGCAGTAGCCGTTTTGCCTACCAAAGGAATACCTAGGGCCGGTAACAGTAAGTTTAGACTCGCATGCACCGAGTTTCTAATTTCAAAAAATAACTTCTCTGCAACCTTCTCAGAGCCAAGAGCCTCTTCTATCATCAGCTTTGTCAGAGCATAAATCTCTGAAACATCCGACAGTTCCAGCTTTTGTATACTAGCTGGACCGAGACCTTTGATCTTCAAGGTCTTAGCGAAATGCTCTATCTTCTTTGAAGATTGAGAGAAGCATTCTAGGTTCCTACAATAAAGCAAATCGTTTGACCACTCAAGCAAAGTACCACAACTAGGACACTCAGTTGGTGGAACGATTTGTATCATGTTGGAACCTTTCATTGAAATTGAAGACATATTATATGAAATTTTGAGGTTTTTGTCAAGAGTTATTTTTTCTGATGTCAGACTAGTCAACACGCCTGACAATCCTAGGTATAATCTCGCCACTCCGAATAACTTCTACTTGACACCCTATTTCCAATTTTAATGCACGAATGTATTGAATGTTGTGCAGTGTTGCACGAGAGACCGTGGCTCCGTTGATTTCAACAGGGTCCAGAATAGCTACTGGACTTACAACCCCGGACTTTCCTACTTGCCACACAACATCCAAAAGGCGAGAAAGGACCCCCTCTTTCAACTCTTTTCTGGCTACACTCCCTCTAGGGTGATGCGCTGTAAATCCCATATTATAATAAGCATTATTGGAATCTACACGAAAAACGTCTCCATCAGTGGGAAACCTGTGCTCAAGCCCTTGGCCTGCAGCACTAAGAAATCTAAGGTCTTCGAGAAGACTCAAAGTCTCCGCATAGGTTTCCGTTTTAGGTCCATCCTCTGTTTGTAAATCATAGGCTACAAAAGTAAGTGGTCGAGCAATAAACTCTCTCACATCCTTCAGATTTAGCGACCCCGCAGCAAAGTTCCTGGAGTTAGCCCAGGTCTTTGGAGCAACTACCTCACCTGTGATTTGTACTAGCGTGTCGGCCAAAGAAATTCGTGTAGGAACAAGGCACGAAAGTTTATCCGTGATATTCCTACCTAGATTTCCATCCCCCCGTGTCAACGCTAGTAGCAGCTCTCCTCCCCCGTAAAGAAGAGACACAGCTGCGCCATCCAGCTTAGGAGTTTTTACGACGGCTTTACCTTCAGAAAACTCTGAAACTTCTTCGTCTGTAAAAACTTTCTGGAGAGAGTACATGCGAATGAAATGAGGCACTCCATCCGTAACTTTATGTCCAACACGACCATAACTGTATGCAGAACATAAAACATCGAACTCAGCATCTGATACGACAGGACAACCTTTGTAGTACATGTCGCTAAGATAATCTAAAAGTTCCATAACTTCTCTCACTGAATGAACCTATATTATATGGCCGGGAGGAGAGAAAGTCAAGATTTAGTTGTAGATTTCGTACAAATAATCCTTAAAGTAAGTTTCTAGTACATCTTTGGCTTCTGCCAGTGAAAGTATCTCTACTAAACCCGCGAAGAGTTCCCTAGAGTTATCGAAATCTAACTCCATAGCTACGCCTTCTTTTGAAGGCTTCCACTCTTCATCAAAGTCTAAGTAGTACTTGCGAAGGTGAAGATATTCTATACCTCTGAATGTATTTACAGAGAGTCTTATCTGAATATTTTTTTCTTCATCTGCATGTATTACTCTTTCAAAAGCAGGGGGTGCGGTATGAAGTTCCATACTATACCTCGTTCTTTAGAACGGAGGATAGAGGAACGACACTTTTTACGTTAGACGGTTTTAGTAGTCTATACGAATCCGTATCCCAGCAAAAAAGCAAAAGAGTCCCTTCAGATTCTTTTGCCCTATTAACTTTCTTCTGAATGTACGGGGTGCTAAAGTCTAGTGTACAGACATTATACTTTAGCTTTTTTGAGTTTTCACTTTTGTAAGTGATAATTGCATCACCATATTCGGTGACCAAATTTGCTAACTCTTGCTTTCTCATTTCTCATCCTAGTAGATTAGCAAAATTTTTTACTGCCCTTCTAGGTGATATGAAGGCCCGTTGGGTAACAAGGTGGGCCAAACCCCGTCTAGCTTTAGATTAGCTAGAGAATAACGTTATGCTGCGTTAGTCAACACCGTAGTGAAGTACTGTGCGGCTTTACCTGTCATCTTACTAATGATTTCTTCGTCTACCTCTGCACCCATATCGGTGAGAGCAGAAACGAGAGCTTCTTGTGCAGCAGCTTTAGATACACGACTGCCGCCACCAGTACTGTTACCGGAGGAAGGAGCTGCTGGAGATTTTTTGACATATACTTCAGCTTTGCTAAGAATCATGCGAACTCCGTTGGGAGATTCTTCATATTCTTCTGCAAGCTCTTTGACAATTTCTATTGAGGTTTCAGGAGTAGGACTCTGCTCCAGGTATGCTTCGATTACTGCGTCTTTCTTTTCTTGGTCCCAGGCCATTTTTATATCCTTTGTGGTGGGTTATGATTTCGGGAAATATGTTTCCCTAAGTTTTGAAAATATATTATAGGAGATTTTGACATTCATGTCAAGATTTATTTTTGTCTAAGTAGTAATAATACTCTTGACACTCGGGCCACGTAACGTATCGACGCGCTGGATATATCCAGAACTTACCAGGAACATTCGTAATGTCATTCTTATCAATTGTACAATACTCACATCTTTCGTCATCAGGAAGAACTCTTATTCTTTTTGTAATGTTACAAAAATGAGACCACATAATTAACTTATCCTATTAAGATCCACGCCCGCTTCTTCTAAATGAGACAGCTTTCCTAGATCGTATGAAGGACTGGCGGCATTGAAACCACCCACTTCTACGTTAGGAAACCAACTCTCTGAAGAATCTATTTTCTCGAACACATATATCCAGTAGCAAGGAACTCCATACTTTTCCAAGTATATACTGCCATCTAGCTTCTTTACTACTTTTGCAGGGCTATCGTATGCAGCAGACCAAACTCGTTCTCCTAGTTCAAAGTTTTCCGCAACACACTGCTCGGGTAGAAACAAAGGATGATTTCTCTCATCTTTCTTTCTTCGAGTAGGCACTCCTAGTCTTTCAATAATAGCTCGTATAAAAGAGGGAGAGCGATACAAAGATTTTGCAATTTCTGCAATGCTATCGCCCTCTAAGTAATAGAGGACTGCTTCAGAAATCTCTGCTTTTGCGGCAGGTCTTCCACGATTTGCAGCTTTTCTTGCTTGTGTAAACTCTATCTTTTCTTGATACTGCTGAAATATATTATTTAGACGAGTAGTGTTATAGCTGATATTAAGTATCGAGCACGCTTCTTTCTTTGTGATTGGATTCTTAGACTCAAGAAGATCCCTCACATGTCGAATGTTAGCATCTGTTAGTTTTTCGTATGATCGTTTCTTGATCCTGCGACTAGGCACGAGGGTCTTCTCCGATACTATACTTCAGATACCATATTGCTTTACGAATATCTTCTTTCTCTCTACCTTTTGTATGAGCACGCCAGATATATTTGAAAGCATTCACTCTCGCGTAGTCTTTTACGGCTTCTTCTCCAAAAGTAGCAACCATAGCATCAATACACTCTATCTTAGAGTCTGCATAGTGTGAAGGTTTTGTTACCGTGTCAAAGCTCGCTGCGGCTGCTTCAAGGTATTTTCGATCCTGTTCATTTTCGATTTTATACGTGAACATCTGTTTCTGCCTCTTGTACAAAGTCCATAATCATTGGGAATACAGTAGCGATTGCTTCTGCACATTGAACTGCTACTTGTCTGTGTTCTTCTTGTGTTCCGTTTCCACTTCGTAAGTCTACGTAATGAATCCAGCTACGTATGGTACCATTCATGTACAAACGAGAGTTAGTCATACCTTCTGGAAGAACTGCTCTTGCTTGTTCTTTTGCGATTCCATTACTGAGAGCCCAAGTATAGGCATCATTTGCAGCCAACCAAGCAACTTCTTGCTTATATCGCCACTCTTCGTGGATATGAGGATCATCCATTCTTACTGAGTTTTGACGGTTCTTTGGGTCTTGTCCTCTTGCTTCTCGGTAAGTAACATCACCTAACACGTTTACGTCAGAGTAACGTTGACTAAATTCTTGAAACGAAAAAGACCTATGCCGTATAACTTGCCTGGCAATATCCCGAGTAGTCTCAATTTCAAGACACACGGTTACCATTTCAAAAGGAGACCAGTGTCCCTCTCGAATCATGTAATTTATAAGGCGTTTGTTTGTTTTGGTACTGTTTTGTCCTGCGGGATTAGAAACTCTTGCAATGTATGCTATAGTATCCAGCAGTTCCTCACTAGATGCGTGTACTAATTTTACGTTGCTCACGCGGTTATTCTCCTGTCGTAATTTGCTTCTGATTCATTCCACCAATCCGGTTTTTCTCTGTACTTCCAACTAGCGAAAGGGGCTTTATCTTTGTGATAAAAGACTCTGTAGGCTTCTATGGGGTCTTCCCGTTTACAGCTTTCTGGCATTGCTTGTACAAATTCGGATAAGCCTTTTCTGGGGATGTGTGATATACTTGGTAGTCTAAGGACGACCGCATGCACTGACTTATGGCTTTTTCCATAGCGGTATCCGTACTCATCATTAAGAGCCAGAGCGTAACAAAAAAGCCACTCGTAATTATCCAAGCTGCTACGAGTCCAAATAGTACAAGGATGGTTCGCCATCGCGACCGCATAACTAACATTCTCCGGATGTTTGCATTTTCTAAGTTGTGCAAGCTCTTCCTTACACAACTTACGAGGGACATAGCCCAGGTAGGTATCTATCCAATGAGTTGTGCAAAGCATTTGTGCTGCCTCTAAAGGCATTTTTACAATGTGTTTATCTATGTGGTACTCTGCACACTTATCGAGGTCTTCATCAAGTATAAAAATATTCATGAGACGTATTATGAAGGCTTTAGATTAAATTGTCAAGAAATATTTTCAAGTCGAGACATCAATCTTTCTGCTCGATTAGTCACTTGACGGTACCATAAAGAATCTCTGCCTTCCTTGGCAGCTTCTTTCCAGTCTGCGTTTGAGAGAGCCGCATGCATCTTCTTAAACTTAGAAAGACGAGGGCGTCCCAGGTTAAACATCATATTAACCAAGATTTGCTGGACTTCGCCGGGAAATCCTGCAAACTCCCTTTCTCCGTATAGAGTGTTACACTCGGCGATGGAAGTATCGAGATCTCGTTGAAAACACGACCGGACTCTCTCTTCACTAACTGTTGCTCCAATTGGCCTTCCGAATTCCTCGTCACTTTTCGTGATAAGGTGACCGACTCCAAAGGTGGGATATCCGAGGTGGTCGTTATAGATGACATACTTTACTCCTTCGTCTATACATAATTGATCGTATACTTCTTGTTTCCACTTATCCATCTAATTTTCTCTTGATACTCCTTTTGTCTTTTCATAGGATCTCATGGCACCCAAGCCCAACATACCCATAAGAACGGGCATCATTGTCTCCAGGTCTACCATCGGTAGAGTTTCTGCGATGCCTGCAAGCTGCAAGCCAAAGTTACAAAAAGGAACTATTAGAAAGTTAGAGGCCATACCTAGCGCACAGACCCATCCGACCGCAGGTCGCCAACCCGCTACGAACAAAGACTTGTGGGCAGCTTCTGTTTTATTTACTTCAAGCTGTCCCATCACTTGTTCGTGATGCTGCTTCTGGGCAAGAGTTGCAATATCGTGGGCTAGTTGATTTGCCTTGTCTTTGTCTTCGATGAACTCAGATACCAACCCCGTTACAGGTCCAACAAGGCTTTTTAATATTCCTATAGCCATCTAGTCGTCCTCAAAATCAATAATTCCCTCTGCTTCGAGGTAGTTGAGTGTTCCTATAATCCCTTCTTTTTCTCCGCACTTATAGGTACAATATGAGCACCCCGCCATGCAAAAAGCAAAGATAAGATACATGCCTACTAGGTCTATAATCATAGAGGTCTCCTATTTGTGGTGAACATACACCACGCCAATAATCTATATATTATAAATGATGAGAGATGCGTTGTCAAGATTTATTT